AGCAGATTATGCTTGGAAAGAAAACTTATGCAGAGGTACCGAGACTTCTGAAAGCAAAGGTAAAAGAAATCCTGGAAGATTCCGGAATGGGAGAACTGGCAAAGGAAGAATGACGAAACTACAGATAATAAGTAAACAATGGTCATTGATTTATGATCTTCTGCTACTTAATAAGGGGGCGAGTGAAAGAACCCTTGATGAGATTGAACGGGATATGGATACATTGGAATTTCATTGTAGAAAGTATGCCGACGCAGATGATGAAGAATTGATGGCATGAAAAGGGCCTGAGCAGGCTCTTTTTTTAATGGAGGTAAAACTATGTATAGCCAAAGAAGCCCGCCGTAAGAGCAATATAGAAGCTTTGGAAATTAAATACGGAGGTATTGGAATGACGTTAAAAGAGATTTTGGAAGCTGGTGGGGGAATCCTTTTTGTTGTTCTTACATTAGTACAGGTAGCGCCAATTAAGGTAAATCCTTGGACAGTATTGGGACGATCAATTGGTCGCATACTGAACAAAGAAGTCATGGACAAAATCGAGGAGGGAAACGCTAAGAATGCACGTTACAGAATTATTCGATTTAATGATGAGGTTAAGCATGATGTAAAACATACAGAGGAGCATTTTGACCAGATTATTGAAGATATTGATACTTATGAAAATTATTGTAGCGATCATCCTCACTTTCCAAATGGAAAAGCAGTTCATTCGATTTCGAATATCAGGAAGATTTATGATAAATGTAGTGATGAACATTCTTTTCTGTAAACACTGGAGGCGGCAGGTAAAATGAAAAAAAGATTAAAAAAGATAGTTTCGGCGATAAAGAAAGTCGGAACATTGAACCTAGTGCTGATGTTTGTCGGCGCTTTTTTTATATGGTTCAACTGGCAGATGATTTTGCTGTACAGACAGTGTGATAGCATGCCGGAAACATATGCCTGTGCAGTTGTGGCAGCAACCATTGGAGAGTGTGGCATATGCGGCTGGATCCGGACAAACAAAGACAAACAGCAGGATCGGAAATGGGAAAAAGAGGACAGGAAGAAACAGGAACAAAACGACGCCAATATGGCAGAAAATGAGGAGGATTGAGAAAATGAAATTTAAAGAAGCATTTGAAGAGATGAAATCAGGAATTCCAGTAAAACTCCCGTCATGGGCTGGCTATTGGTGGTGGGATGAAGAATCCCAGACAATCCTTATGTACACAAAAGACGGTGACTGTCTGGATATAAGAGAAACACAGAATGTGGAGTATACGCTTCAGAATATTCTTTCCGATGAGTGGGTTTATGCGGATAGTCGGAACTGCCCGATTCTTGGCGGAGAAGCAACATTCTCTTTTGGAGAAGCAATTAAGTACCTGAAAAGAGGCATGAAAGTAGCAAGAAAAGGATGGAATGGAAAGAAGCAGTACATTCAGCTTGCAAGCGGAATCTCTTATAAATCGCCTACCGGAGATATCGTGAACTGTGAACATGACGCAATCGGCAACATGGCAGTAGCTTTTGTCGGAACTTCTGGTGTACAGATGGGATGGCTAGCGTCACAGGCAGATATGCTTGCTGAAGACTGGGTATTTGCATAAGAAGAGGAGGATAAATTTATGACATTAGAATATTTTTTACTGTTACTTATGATTGTATCAATCTTTACCGGCTTAGTGACTGAAGGTATTAAGAAGTTGCTTGAAGAGTCAAAAAAAACCTACAAGGCAAATTTCCTTGCAGGAGGGGTGGCTGTAGCTTTATCTCTGCTTGTTGGAGTTGGGTACATTATTTTGATGGAGGCGCAGATTAATAGCAAAATGGCAGTATATCTTATTGCGTTAGTACTTTTGTCCTGGCTGTCTGCAATGGTTGGATACGACAAGGTCATTCAGTCACTTGGGCAAATTAAACTCCCGAATAAAAATGAGTAGTTAGGAGCCTGTTTTAAGGCTCCTTTTTTGCGAGGTGGACTTATGGATAAGCAAAATATAACTGTGTTGAGAAAAATACTGTACGCAGTGGAATCCGGAGATCAGGTATATGGTAAGCAGGATTATTCCTGCTTTGCCGGGGTCGGAGCGAACTGTAGCAATGAAAAAGCTATTACGATCGGTGCGGGCCAGTGGTACGCAGGAGAAGCAAAAGAACTGTTATACCGGATTCAGAGAGCAAACCCGAAGCTATTCAAAGACATGGATAATGCAGGTATGGAAAAAGACCTGCTGATGAAGAGCTGGGATACATACGCCGTAACAGCAGAATCTGCGAAAGGTCAGTGCATTATCAGCATTATTAGCACTAATCTGGGGAAGAAATGCCAGGACGAATATATGGAAGATCAGATACAGACATATGCGAAGAGCATCGAAAAAACATACGGATCCATGCCGGATACCGCAATGATGGAATGTATCAATGTCCTTCACCAGGGCGGAGACAGTGCCTTGAGAAGAATCTTGTACAAAACTTCGGAACCATACACCGCAGACAAGATTTATACAACACTGTGTCAGGATCCTGCAGACCCGACACCGAACCAGGTAGGGGATTACACAGACAGGCAGAAAGCGGTAATCAGCATGATTTGGAAATATGCTATGACTGCGGAAAGAAAGGAAGATGTAACAATGACAAAAACTGAAAAAGCAATAAGACAGATGGAGACATGGGCGAAAGATGTTTCTCATGGCTACGATCAGGATTATCGTTGGGGAGAAAAAGGAGATTACGACTGCTCCTCAGCTGTGATCCAGGCATGGCAGAACGCCGGAGTTCCGGTTAAGTCTGGCGGTGCTACATACACAGGAGACATGAAGAATGTATTTCTGAAAAATGGATTTGTAGACGTAACGAGCAAAGTTAACGTAGCAACCGGATCTGGTCTACTCAGAGGAGACGTGCTGCTGAATGAAGCGCATCATGTAGCCATGTATTGCGGAAATGGCAAAGAGGTAGAAGCCTCAATTAACGAGAAAGGTACCGCTCATGGAGGTAAACCGGGAGATCAGACTGGCAAGGAGTTTTTGATCCGGAGCTATCGGAATTATCCTTGGAATTGTGTGCTCAGGTATAGAGGGAATATTTTCTCTGCTTCTGACACAGAGAAGAAACAGAACACAGTAGCCTATGTAGCCAGATTCACAAAGGATTGCAAGTGCTATAGTGCAGCTGGCAAAACTCAAGCTAAAATGTTCCCAGTGATTAAAAAGAATGCGGTTGTAGATGTGATGAAATACACCGAAACCGTAAAGGGAAAAAGATGGTACTTCATCCGGATTCCGTATCCAAATGACGAAGGATTCGTAAGGGAGTTCGTCCCAGCTGGATACTTCAAGAAGTTGATTTAACAGACGGTGCCTTCTAAAATCACATTAAAATATATCACATCAAAAGGAACTCTATAAAGACGGAGTTCCTTTTGAATAAACCGCTAATTATATTTTATAATATTATTCCTCCCCTATCTTTTCTTCGTATTTTTTTATGAGCCATTCCGGGACCGGTTCGTCTCCGTCGTCACCCCTGTATTTGATCGGGTCAATATTGTTTGTGAAACACCACTCCCAGCTGTTATAATCGTCGCCGTCTTTTGATACGATGTAGAATATATCATATTCGCCATCCACAAATGCTATCGTATCTGTTGCATTCATTGTGTACAGCATGATATACATGTTTCTCCTGTATGCGTACGCCATTTCTAGCGGCGAATCTTCGCCGCCCAGAAATTCCATGAACATTTCAACGTCGGAAGATTCTTTCGACAATTTGTTATAATAATCGTAGACTTTTTCATCCCATCCGTCCGGGAAAAGTTTACGTTCTTTTATTTTCTCGTTATCTTCTTTAGCCATTTTGTAAATGGTTTCAAGTTTTACTCTCTTAATCATTTTACACGCCTCCTATTTCACTTCGCAATCTTCCAAGACAGCTCGCTCTAACAACTGTCTCACATAATCCGGACATTTGCTTTTTCCGGATTCCCAGTTTTCGAGCGTTCTAATCGGTATGTTGTACCTCCTTGAGAATTCTGCTCGAGATACCTTTAGTCGTTCACGCATTTCTGATATAGTCATAAATTCTCCTAATATTCGAAATATTCGCCGCTGAATTTATCACGACGATATCTTCGTGCCATAGATTTTACACTGTAATTATAATCCATTAATTCACCATGTTTATCATAAACTGGTTCTTTGTTGACGGTTTCTCCGTAAAATTCAATGTATTCTCCATTTCCAGAGATAGAGATGTTATCATAAATTCCGAAATTTCTTTCTGGAGTAAATGTATATTTGGCAAGCATCTCCAAAATTTCTTTTGTTATAGGTTCTAAATGCATGTTTTCCATAATCAATCTCCTATCTGTTCTGAAATTTTTCAATGACATCTGTTACTTTTTTGTATCGGTCTGTAATAACATATGTGCCATTAATGTTGTCATAGTAACCAAGAGCATGTTCAGCTCTCAGTTTAGAATTCCTATATTCTCTCAAAGAGATATAGGTTCTATCCTTGCCCGCTTTTGCCCAGTTGTTGCAATTCCATTTCTGATACCATCCGTTACCCTGATCGCCATCGGGGTAAACTGTATCAAGCATTTTTTCAAGCTCTTTCCAAGAAATTTTATAGCCTTTTTGATTGTCAAAAACTTCTAATACATAATTTGCCATTGTTTTCGCTTCCTCCCATGCTTTCTTAAGACCGGAGGATATAGTTAATGCTGACTTTTTAACCAGTTCCCATGCCCTTTTCATGATTTTTGATAAGTCGTATTTCTTCATTTCTGTTTCCTCCGTTCCTTTGATGATTATATAATACCACCAATTTGGTGGTATGTCAAGAAGAAACGCAATTAAATTAATGCTAGTGCACGAGTGCTCGACTTTAAATTACTCTTATCTGGGATATAGCCAGTACCGTTTCCTCTACTCATTCGCCTCTCCTTTTCCCAATGTTGCCATTAAGAGATTTGT